GGGGGTTCGATTCCCCCCATCTCCACAACAAAAACCGCGTGATTCTGCGGTAAAATGAGGGTGTGAAAACAGCGTGACACGCTTGCGTGACACGCAGGCTAATTTAGCGGAGTACAATCAAGGTCAAGCAAAGGCACGTAAGATCAAGCAAGGCGGCGCAAGATGGCTTCTGTCAAGGCAGTGACACACCGTGACGGCACCGTCGTCTACAGGGTCCGCTACCGCGCGGGCGGGCGCAACCCCGTCGTGGAAACCTTCTACGATGCCGCGAGCGCGCAGCGGTTCGCCGCCCTCGTTGACCGTGTCGGCGGGGCAGCCGCTCGCGAGATGCGCAGCCTCGACGACCTCGCCGCCGCCGACACGCCCACCGTCGCCGCGGCGTGCGAGCACCACCTCGAGGCCCTCGCCGCGTCGGCGACGCCCGGCACGATTAGCCGCTATCGCCAGATCGTGCGCGATCGGATCGAGCCTCACCTCGGGCTAATCCCCGTCGACATGCTCACCCGTCACGCGGTCACGAAGTGGGTCGCCGAACTGCGCCGCACGCCCGTCGCGCGCGGGGCCACCGCCGGCCGCCCCCCGTCCGCAAAGACCATCCGCAACGCGCAGGCCCTCCTATCCGCAGCCCTGCAACGCCTCGTCAACGAAGACGTGATCCCCCGCAACGTCGCAAAGGGCGTGCCCCTCCCCAAGGACTCGACCGTGCGTGAGATGCGCTTCCTCACCCCAGACGAGTACTCGCGCCTACACGCCTGCATCCCCGCCGACTATCAGCCCCTCGTTGCGGCCATGTACGGCCTCGGCCTCCGATTCGGCGAGGCAACCGCCCTCACAGTCGCCGACGTCGACCTCGACGTCGCCCAGCCCGTCGTGCGAGTGAACAAGGCCTGGAAGATGGGCGAGGGCGGCGCCCCCTACCTCGGGGCCCCGAAAACCAAGCGCGCGCGCCGCACGGTCACCATCCCGGCGCCGCTGGTCCCTGAGCTGCGCGCCGCGCTCGCGGGTAAGGCGGCGGACGAGTTGGTGTTCACGGCGCGCCGGGGCGGGCCGATCACCTCGGGGCCCTTCCATGCCCACGTGTGGCAGCCGGCGTGTGACGCGGCGGGCCTGTCGCCGCGCCCGCGCGTGCATGATTTGAGGCACTCGCACGCGTCGGCGCTGATCGCCGCCGGTGTCCCCCTGCCCGTGGTGCAGCGACGCATGGGGCATGAATCCATTCAGACGACAGTTGACGTGTACGGACACCTGGCACCTGATGCCTACGCGGGGGCCGCCGAGGCTATGAGTGTAGCCATGGGCGGGGCCACACCTCAAATTGGAATGTGACGCGCATCTCCCTTACTTGGCTTGCGCGATAGCTTGCGCGCGGGCTATAGTTATGGCATCGGGAGGGAACAAGCCCCCCGAACCTCAACGAAGGAGAAACAGAAATGACCACCACGACCTGGACCAAGGCAGAGCGCTTCGACGGCGACGGCGCCCTCATTGCCGCCGACCTCGACAACGGCGCCCGCGCCGTCATCTACGGCGAATACCAGGACGAGATCAAGATCAGCCTCCTGATCTTCGACGACGCCCTGCCGGGCGGGAGCGCCTCGACCGAGCGCACCGCGGAATGGCCCCTGGTCGAGCGGTACATTCCCCGCGCGGAGTGGCCCGCCGAAATCTGGGGCGGCTACCGTGGACGCGGCGAACGCACCCCCGCCCCCGAGGTCGCCGCCGCCGTCGCCCAGTACGTCGCCGAGACGAACGCCTGGCTGGCCGAGGACTGACCAACAAGCCCAAGGCCCCCGCGCCCGAAACCGACGGCGCGGGGGCCAACCCATAGGAGGAGAAGTGACCGAACCACTCACACCCGCCGGGCTACGGTGCCGCCGCAAAGCCCTAGGGCTCTCACGCGCCGAACTCGGCGCGATCGTCGACGCGCCCGAAAGCGCGATCCGCTCCTGGGAGATCGGCAAGGGCACGCCGCGCGACCCGGTCAGTATCCACATGCTGCTCGGCAGCCTCGAAGACGCCGCCCTCGACTGCGTCGACGACCTCACGGCCCCCGCCGACGACGAGGACGAGGACGTGCTCGCTATCCCTACCGCGCTGTTCTCATACGTCGACCGAGTCGCGTATGAACGCGGGTGCGAGTGGGCCGGGCGGCTACCGCTGTCCACTTATCAGGCGTGCGTTGGCCGTGCCTTCGCGCTCCTGTCTGATCAGGGCATCCCTGTCGAAATCATCACCCGTACAAACTGAGGAGGATCAATGACAATCGAGTACCTGGGTGCCGCCGACTTCGCCGCCCGCGCCGGGCTGGCCCCGGCGACGATCCGTTCGTACATGCGCAAGGGCCTGACCCCGCCCGCCGATGTCATCATCACGACCCCGTCAGGGCCGCTTCGCGGCTGGTCGCCCAAGACAATCGACGCGTGGCTCGCCTCGAGGCCTGGTCAGGGTGCCCGGACCGATCTGCGCAAGTAGCACACATCACATTCAATTCCACTTGCGCTATAGCCCGGGCGCGGGCTATAGTTATGGCATCGGGAGGGAACAAGCCCCCCGAACCTCAACGAAGGAGAAACAGAAATGACCACCGTCACCTACGTCACCGACGACAACAGCCCCCTCACCCCGAACGCCTCCCTGGTCCTCAGCCGTATGGGGGACGACGCCGAGGAAGCATGGCTGCGCAAGAACTTCGACGGCCTGTGGGACGACGAGGAAGGCCGCGAATTCGCCGACGCTCTACTCGAAGGCTTCGGGGAAGCCGGCGGCAGCGAATACAGCGAGGCGGTCGAGGTTCTCGAATCGTGCATGACGGTTCGCACCATCGAGGTCGACTACAACGACGACGACCTGCCCGCCGACAAGATGCAGGCGCTTCGCGACGAGTGCGCCGCCGTGAACCTCGATCCCGGCGCCGCCGATGTTGGCGAGATTCTGTCAGTCCTCGCCGACATCGACGACGAGATCATCGACCGCCTCGGCCTCTGACCGACGATCGAAGGCCCCGGCCCCTTGTGGGGTCGGGGCCTTCCCCACACCCCAGGAGACACCATGCGCCAAGACGTCGACGGAAAAATGAGCGCAGCCGAAGCCCGCGAGCGCGGCTACATGCCTACCTCTGAGGTGCCCGCCCTGATCGGCGTTCAGCGCGACCCGCGTGAGCTCGGCAAGACCATGCGCCGCGAGGGCTTGCGGCCCGTGCGTGTCGGGCACGCCTATTGGTGGAGTGCCGCCGCTGTTGAGGCGTGGGCTGCGCAGCGGCGGTGGATACGCCCCCAAGGCGCGCCCGCCGACCCGTGCTCGGCCCCCGGCTGCGACCGCGACGCGATCTCACACGGCCTCTGCCTAAAGCACTACAGGCGGGCGCGCGGAAAGCACGCCGACGAGCCCGCACCTCGCGTCGGCCAGCCCGTCGGGGCTGGTGTGTATGGGCGCATCGGTGAGGATGCTGAGGGACGTCTCATCTGCCACGAGTGCGGCGGCGCCTTCCTGAGCCTCGCCGCTCACGTATTCCTGGCACACGGGATGACTGCTGATGAGTACCGCGAGGTGTACGAGCTGTCGCGTGCGACAAAGCTGACCGCAGTCCGCGTGCGTGAGCGTATCGGTCGTAGTTCTGCCCGTCCTGAGAATCTGGAGCGGCTTGCTAGGGTTCGTGACCCACAAGCCGCCGCCCGCGCTCGCACCGATGAGACCTTCAACGCCGTGAGTCGTGCGCAGCGGGTGCGACTTTCGGGTGAATGAGAGAAGGGTCCCCACCGGCCCGTTTCCGGGCTGGTGGGGGCTTTGTCGCGGGGGCTTATGGGTGGACGGTGGTCGGCCAGGAGGCCATGAGGCCGTGCGCGCCCTTCCCTAGCGCGGTTTGCGCCTGGCCTTCGTTCGTGATGATGTGCGCGATCGTCGGTTTTCCGGTGGCGGCGAGTTGCTGCCACGCTGTGGCGGGGGCGCTCCATTCGAGGCCGAGGACGTCCCACCTGGTGAGGTCGGCGGTGGCGAGTTCGTTCGGGTAGAGCATGCACATGGTGCGGTAGCCGCGTGCCTTGGCGCGGTCAACCGACCCGGCGTTGACGAAGTGCTTCCAGAGGACGCGGCGCTCGGGGTGGCCGTCGAACGCGTCGTCGAGTAGCGTGTACAGGTCGAGTTCGGCCTGCAGGTCCGAGCTGTTCGCGTCCTGCTTCGCGGAGGTCGCCTTGTGGTCGACGGCGAGAACCACGTCGTCAGGGAGCTGGTCGAGCAGGTCAGTGAATCTCATGAGCGGTCCGGCGGCCTGTCGTAGGGTTTTCAGGGTGTCCCATGGCGTGGACCAGATCGGGAGCTTCGTGCCTGGCACCGTGCGCTCGGTCGTCCAGTCGTGAATCATGACGTATTCGCCCGACGCGCACCGGCGTAGGGAGACTTCGAGGGCCTTGAAGCCTGCGCGCAGGGACGCGTCAAGGCCATCCTGGGTGAACTCGGGGTACTCGGTACCGCCGAGCCGGTGGCTGATGTAGAACGGCCTGGCCGCGAGGAATTCGGCGACCAGGTCACGGGCCGCGCCGTCGGGCGCCGTCGGGCGGGGTCGCAGGTGGATGTCCCCGCCGTCGCGTCGGCGACGGTACAGGCGGCCCGTCACGTCCCCGCCGTCGCGGCGGCGCACGCGCAGCACGCGATCCGTCGGCTGCGCGTTTTCGGCGGTGTCACGCATTGGGGATCACCACCTGGACGCCGGCCCCGTTCGCGGTCTGCGTGTTCGGGTAGGTGACGGTGAGGTCGCCTGCCTGCGCGGTGCGGCGCGCGGCAAGCACGGTCTGCAGGTTTGTTCCCTCCTGGGCGGCGAACTCGAGGCGCTCCCAACCGGCACTGAGGCCGATCTGATCGGCGGTTTCCGGCGCCGTCGTGCGCTCAAACGCGAACCCGAGAGTAAGGCCGGTCGTCGCGGGCACCTCGGGCGCCGTGCAGGTGCCCGTCTCCGTCGGTTCGGCCTGTCGCTTCTTCACCTGGCCGACGACGGGCGTGCCGCCGCCGCGGGTGGTGACGGCGCCCCATCCGGCCTCGACGGGCGTAGAGGTGCGCACCGTCAGCTCGGGGGCCCAGGGGCCGACGGCGACCGTGAATCGCATGGTGCCGATCCAGTAGGGCTCGACGAGTGTCTCGAAACCGTCGGGGAAGGTGAAGCTCTGGCCGTTGATTGCCTTGGTGTTGACGGCGATCACCGTGCGGTCGCCCGCCTGACCGTCGGTGCGGACGGGGATCGCGTCGCCGACGTGCTGGCCCGACGCGTGAGAGACGAGGGTCGGGCCCGCCGCCGGGTTCGGGCGCGTTTCTCCGTGGTCGTCGTGGCCGGGGGCGTCGGCCTGCTCGGTGAGGAGGTACACGGCCCCGTCTGGGAGGGCTTCGGCTTCGGCGCGGCTGTTGACGACCTTGATGTCGGCGAGGATCAGGGGCTTTCCATGCTCGTCGACGAGGGGCGTCCCGCCGGGCGCGGGGGCCGGGGAGTCACCGGAGCCGGGCGCGGGGGCGGTGAGGATGTCTCCGAGCGTCAGCGTCTGCCCCTCAGCGAGGGCCACGTCGCGTTCGGCGAGGAGACCAGTAGGGGAGGCGACCGACACGACGTAACGGCCCGCCCTGAGTTCGGCGGCGACGTGCCCGTCGTCGCCCGCGCTGGTGACGGTTCCGGGGACGATGAGGTCCCCTTCCGGTGTGCGCGTGGGGTTGGGGTTGGGGGTGGCGGTGATGGTGACGGCGACGGGATGGCCGGTAGGGTCCTTTACGTGGCCCTTGATGGTGGCGGGCATAGGTTCCTCACTGTGTAGCTGGGTGGTGTAGGGGGGTGGCCCGCCGCCCACGCCGCGAGCCTCACGGGTCGTCGCGGCGCGGGGGCGGGTTACTTGGTGTCGCGCGCCTCGAGCGCCTCAATCCGCTCATAGATCGCGAGGTGCGCGTCATGAGCGTGGGTGTCGATGATGCGCTGTGCGGCCTCCCGCGCGGTGCGCTCATCATGGATTTCGGCGGCCATCCGCCCGCCGCGCTCATCGATGCGGTCAATCCGAGCCTTCATGTCTGCCAGGCTGTCGCCGTGGCTGTCGAGCGTGTCGGCGACCCTATCGACCGTCTCACTGACGGCCTTCACGGTGTCACGCACCGCGTCGATATCGTCTCGGATATTCGACGAGTGGTCATTGCTGACCTGCGCGTCGGCGGACTGGGCGGCGGCCTTCGCCTCCTCAGCAGCCTTGGTGGCACGCTGCAGGTGTGACTCCATGCTCGCTTTCAGGCGAGCGAAGCCGACGGCGGCGGCCCCGCCCACGCCCGCGATCAGGACGGCGACCAGGCCATTAAGGGCCTCGATGACCTTCGGGTCCGTGAGGAGGTGGGTCACTGGGCACGGTCACCGCCCGAGTCACCACCGGACAGATGCAGGTCGGCGACGGTTTCGCCGCCGGGGGTCAGGGCCCCCGCCCAGTCGATCAGGCTCACGCCGTTGATCTTGACGGCGGAGAACACCTGGAACACGGACCAGGCAATGCCCAGGAAAACGCTCGCCTGGGTGAGGAAAAGCTGCCAGGTCGCCGGGTAGGAGCCCGACACCCACACGGCGACGGACACGACGACGGCGACGACCGCGAGGAGGACCTTACGGCGGGCCGGGGTCCAGTACGGCTTGTCGAGCGCCGCCTGCACCACGGGCCAGATGAGGCCGACGACGACCGTCACCACGAATGGATCAGACTGCAGTCCAAGGAGGATGCTGTTCACGTCAGCCCTCCTTCTTGGCGGCGTCGATGACGCGCTGTACGGCGGCGTCGATGTCCTCGCGCACGCCCCCGCGAATCGCAGCAACGGCAGCGTTGTGACGCTCCCACGCCTGGCGGACCAGGAGGTTGTAGAAGTCCCAGTCGACGATCACCGCGGCGCCGAGCATCTGCTCGTATGCGGTGCGTTCCCCGTAAGTATTGTCGATGGCGCGGGCGCCGCCAACGGTCGCGTGAATGAGAGCGTAGGCCCACTCGCCCCAAGGGGTGCGGGTACAAATGATGTGCATTTCGTCTCCAATCGGTGTGATGGCTGCGTGCGCGGGGGCCGCGCCCGAAGTCGTGGAAGTGTCGCCGCCGTCGGCGGGGCCGGCGGGCGGTCGCAGGACGTGCGTCCACAGGCCGCGCACCGTGTAAGGGTGCGCGTAGAAGTTGATGACGCGGGATTCGCCGCCGGTGTCGTCGCCCGCGCCGTCGCCCTCGGCGCTGCCCATGATGTCGCCGTGCCCGTCGATCCAGAGCTCGGCGACCGTGTCGTCGCCGGTGTAGGCGGCGACGTGGCCGACGCCGCCCGACGCGGCTTCGGACAGGAGGAGGTCGCCGGGGTATAGGTTGTCGGCGTCGCCGCCGGTCTGCGCGTAGGGGATGACGGCCCAGCCGACGGCTTCGAGGCCCGCGCGCATGTCCCCCGTGTAGCTGGCTGTGCCGGTCGGGAGGCCGGCGCGGCGCGCGGCGGCGAGCGTCGAGGAGGAGCAGTCTGCCTCGGCGACCGCGCCGGGCACCGGCTCAGTCAGGGCGTCGATCGAGTGCCGGTTCGGCTGGCTGTAGCCGACGTCAGCGACCGTCGCGAAGTACGTCATCCAGGAGGCGAGGGCCTCCCCTGTCGTGGTCATAGGTAGGCTCCTATCAGTAGCCAGTTGCGTGGAAAGTGAAGGCCACGGCGGTGGCCACGTCGAGATCAGGGAAGGTGATCCTGAAGCCTGTCGCGTTGACGATGTCGACCGCCCAGCGGTCAGGAACGTGGGCGTTCACGTCGGCGTTGACCTGCCCGTAAGCGAAGGTCACGCCCACGTGGACACAGTCGTCAGGGAAACTAACCGGGAAGTTGATAAACGGAGTGACGCACCGCTTCGCTCCGGGCACGCCCTCGTACTGCGCGAAACCCGTCCAGCGCCCGTGCTGCTCGACGCGCGGCGTCTGCGCGGGCACCTGCCCGTGGGCGCCGACAACCCAGTTGCCCGCCGTCGACCCATACGTGATGACGGGTGTCAAGCGTGTGAGCTCCCACTGCCCGCGCGTGTTCTTCCGCCCTTCGGCCTTGTGGATGTGGTTTGACATGTCAAAGTAGATCGGGCGGGTTGCGGTCGGCGGCTGCCCCGCCCTCACAGCCGCGTTACACACGGTCACCGCCTCGTCGTAGGTGTCCACACGGATTATGTGGGCAATCGACGCGGCGGTTTTCGGCCAGGTGGCGAGGATGTCCTCGCCCGCCTCGGGCGTGCGGACACGATTCCAGTTCTCAATTGTCAAGACAATCTCCCTTACTGTCTCAGATAGGTCGCGGTGAATCTGTAATCACGCAGCGTCGCGTATGACGTCTGCGTTGATTGCAGGGCGATTCCGATGCGCTCGCCCTCCCCACAGCGGATCATGCCCGTCGTATGAATCGTCATATACTGGCCGGGTCCGGCGGACCCGTAGGCGTATACGGACCCGAACGCCGACGTCGGGGAATACACAGCCCCCCGCGCGGCGTTCGTCACCGCGAGCAGCACGGCCCCGTCCCACCCATACGACTTGATCGCCGCCCACGCCTCCACCTGATACACGCCAGCCTTCGGCACAGTGACCGTCTGGCCACCATCCGAAGACACCCACGTGCCGCCCGTCTCGACGAGCTTCCGCCCACCACTCAGAAGCTGAAGCCGGTTCCACACATCCCCATTGAAAACAGTCGACGACACCTCATCCGACGCCCAACACAGCGCCGGCTTATCCGCGAGCGCCGCCCACGGCAGCTCGGCGACGAGTGTCCGCCGACCCGCGATCGTCTGCCAGTACGCCAGACCGGTGGGCGTGAGTGTCGTGTCATTGCCCGCCCCATCGGCGAGCTGAATCTGCACAGCCTGGCTGGTGCGCGTCATGCTGATCCGCGACGGCGCCGGGTCCGCGTAGGTCTCAGTCCAGCGGGTGAGGACAAGGCGAATCGGCCACGTGCGCGCCTCGTCGGGCGTGGCGGCTGCCCACGCGGCGGTGAGCCTGATCTGACGCGCATCCGTGGCCTCGAGGTCACCGACATTCAGCGTGAGGGTACGATCGACCGCCTGACTGGTCGAGGTAGCGAGCACCGCCGCGTCCGCGCCGACCATGTACGTTGCCGACACGGTCACGCCTGGCGGCGCCTGCAGGGAGAGAGTGACGCGCAAGTCACGCACCGCCCGCCCCGTGGTAGGGGTGGTGGTAGTTTCGACCTGCTCGGGCCCCACGGGCCCCGGCTTCGCGATGTCGAACGCCGGGCGCGGGCCCTGCCAGCTCGTCCGCGTCGCCGGAACCTGTCCGTCGCGGCGACCTCGCGCGAAGGCCGGCTTCCAGTACATGCGATCGTCACCACGGAGTGTGTGAGCGGCGCCGACACCGCCGAGCACAAACTCCGAGCCCCTGAGCTGCGCGCCACTGATCCACTTACCCGTGATCCGGTCGGCGATCAGCTCACCGGGAATGACAGCGTTTTCGGCGCGTATCTTATCGACGACGGTGAGCGTGTCAAACGCCGCGAGGCTACTGTAGAGCGCCTCGCTGGCGACGATTTCACGCGCCGTGACAGTGCCCGCCTTGATGCGCGCGCCATCGATGGGCGCGCTCGCGGCTTCGGCGAGTTTGCGGGTGAGGTCGTCGCGGGCCTCGTCGATGGCTGCTTGTGCGCCGTGTAGGGCGGCGTCGGCTTGGTGGGCGGCGTCGCGGGCGGCTTTGGCGGCTTCGCCTACGGGCACCGTCTCTACGCCGGTGGGGGCGGTGGTGGTGGGGGCGTGGGCGAGGGTGGCGGCGCCGGTGGCGTCGCGGTCGAGGCGGACGGGCGCGCCCTGCCAGGTGATGCCGGCGGTTGAGGGGACGACGACGGTTGTGCCGGGTGGGGCTCCGTGGGGGGTGACCTCGACGAGGCCGGCGGCCTTGTCGACGATGCCCGTGACCGTTCCCTGCACGGGGCCCGTGTGCGGTGCGGGGCTGCGTGTGGGGGTGAGGTCGAGCCAATCGGACAGGCTATCTGGCGTTGACACTTGCGTATACCTCCAGGTCGCAGCGCATTTGCGCGTTAGAGTCGGCTAAATCGATGGAATAGCCGGTGACGGTGCCGGTGACGACCTCCTCGCCCGTCTCTACAGAGATGGTGTCCCATAGTTCGATGCGGGGGTCGGCGGCGAGGGCGAGGCTGCGCGTGCCCCTGGCGGCCAGGGCCTTCGCGCGGTACGTTTCCGCGGCTTGCTGGACCGTGCCCTGCAGGTCAGTCATCTGCATCTCGCTACGCTCGGTCACGACGCCGTACACGAACGGCTGGTAGGGCGCGTCGTACAGGGTCGCGACGCCGTCGTAGTGGGGTGCGTCGCCGCCGCCTTCGGGGGTTTCGCCGGTGGTGCCGACAAACCAACGGTTGGGGCGGCGCTCGCTGCTCTTGCGGGCTGCCTCGATAAGCAGGTCGCGGCCTGTGTAGGTCTCCGATGCGACCCCGACACGGGGTTTCCACACGTGCAGGGCCCCGTCAGGGCGGACCGTCCAGGCAAGCCCATACGCTTCCGCGAGCTTCCCCATAGCCTCCGTGCGGGACGTTCCCCACTCGAAGGTCCTGGGGATCGGCTGGTCACCGTCGTCGACGATGACCCGCAGGCCGCCCTCATCCGGGGCGCCCGCGAGGCGCTGGAATTCAGACGAGACGGTGGCGCCGCCGGGCGGGGATGAGGGCCAGTCCAGCGGGTTCTTCTCGCACCGCTGCAACAGGTCATACGCGGTCACGCTGACGCCGCCTGTGCTGGTTTCCTCCCACGCGTCGATCTGATAGACCCCCACCTTCACGCGGGTGGTGGTGCCGCCGGTCGTGATCGTCTGCACCACGTGCAACCGCTGCCCGAAGTTGTTGAGCGGGGCGTCAGGGTCGCGGGGCACCCACCCATACGGGGCCTCGAGGGTGAGGCGCTCGCGCGGCGTGCGGTCCGTCGACGCTTCGAGCTGAGCGCTGACGACGGGGATGTCCTCGGCGAGGACACGGCCGGCGAGGACCGACGAGACGGCTACGGTGATGGTGGCGGGGGCGGCGAGGGCCGCTGCGTTCGGGCCGCCCCTCATGGCATCCCCGCGAACTCGCGGAGCAGCTCCACGTAGGAGCGGGCGCGCCACTTCGACGCGGCGTCCCACGCGCCCCACGTGACGACGGGGATCGTGCCGACCAAGGCGCGTGCCTCATCCAGGTCAATCTGCTTATAGTCCAGTGTCCATTGGCGGCGGACCCGGTCGCGGCGGCCCGTCCGCTGGCTGGTCGCGTGCGTGATGGCCATGACGCGCACGGCGGGGATGTCGCAGTCCGCGAGGTCGCACGCGTCGTGCGAGTGGACAGCGATCACCGGCTCGCGGGCTTCGAGGATGCGTTCGAGGCGCGCGCTTTCCTCAGCGTAGGCGAGTAGTTCCAGCTTGCCGGTGTAGGCGGCGGCGACGCCCGACCAGCGGATGACGGGCGTGCGGCGAGCGTTGATGTCCGTCGCGGTCGCCCGCATGTCATATTCGCGGGCATCGTCCCCGATGTAGGAGACGACCGCCCGCTCACGGGAGTCCAGGCTGGTGATCGCGTAGCCCTCGCCGCGGCGGGCGAGGGTGAACCGCCGCGCCCCTACTGTGTAGGTCGTCGCCACGCCGGGCGGGGCGAGCGGGTCGCACACGGCCACGGCGGCGCGGCCCGCTTCGGCGGGGAGGATGACACGGGCGCCGTCGCTCACTGCGAGGGCAGCGTCCGCGCCGTCCAGGAAGAAACAGGGCAGGCCAGTTTCTTTGTGTATCCATGCCTTGATCATTGGACGCTCCTCACGACTTTGACGGCCTCGGTTCGCGCGAACGCGCGGGCCTGCTCGCCCGTCCACGGATTGGTCACCAATGCCGTGACGTGGATGTTCGCCGCCCCGACGCCGGGGGCGTTGCCGCCCACGCCGCCCGTCGCGTATGGCGTCGCGTTGCCGGGGATGTACGTGCCGCCGAAAATGTCGGCGATCCGCGCGAGGATGGCCTCGCTGCGCTTGCGCTTCGACTTGGCGAGGGGGATGTAGCCCTCGCCGCCGGTTTCGGGCTCTGCCCATACGCGCCAGGCGCCCGCCGGGGCGATCTGCGCGACGTGCCGCTCACGGTGGAACCCACCGCCCGCGTAGAACGAGAGGACCGACCCGTCGGCCTGCGCTGACGGGCCGCCGCTCTGCGAGTACTGGCCGATGATGTTCACGTACCAGGTTTGGCCGTTCCACGCGGCCTTTATTCCTTCCATCTTGCTTGACACGTAGTCATTCGCGTTGATGTTTACATATGGCGTGTAGCCGTCGATGGCGGCCTTGATGGCGTCGAGCTTCGCGTTCGCCTCGTCGTTGTTGCCGTCGATGGTGACTGTGCCGGTAGCCGCGTCGACCTCGCCGACCGACGCGACCAGCTCGGCGATCGCCGGATCGTTATTCGCGTCGATGGTGATTGTGCCGTCTTGATTTTTCGCGTATCCAAGGGTTTCCAGGATGGTGGTGATCGCGCTGTCATTGACGGCGTTGATGGTGATGGTGCCGCCGTTCTGCGCCTGCACGTAGGCGATAAACGCATCGACGCTCGCATTCGCTGCCTCCGTCTCGGCGGTGACGTGAGACTCAATATTCGTCGGGATCAGGTTCAGCTGGTCCGCGAGCGCGGCGGCGTCGTCCGCTGACAGGCCCATGGCCTGCGCGACACTGATGAAATTGTCGCGGGTCGTGGTCATGGCGGCCTGCATGTCCTCCATGGTCGCCCCGTTCTTCTCCATGGATTCGACGAGCTCCCAGCCGCTCTTGGCGAGGTCGTCGAGGGCGGCCTGGTTTGCGCGGCCCGCCGCCGTGGTGATGTCGAGCGTTTGGCCGTTTTTTTCGACGGCGGCGTTCGCTGCGTCGATCGCGTCGTAGAGTCCGCGCCAGGAGCCGCGCTCGCCCAGGATGATGTCCTGCAGGGTCTTTTGGGCGTCAATCAGGTCGTGAGTGGCTTTCGCCTGATCCTCCATGGCCTTCACGGCTTGGTTCGCGGCCCCGGCGAGCTGATCCTGCGCGCCGCTGTTCTTGATGCCCGCCTCGGCGGCGAGGTCGTTCTGTTCCTTCGCCTTCGCGAGTGCTTCGCTCTCATTGTTGAGGGCGTCCTTCACCTGATTTGTCAGTTCCAGGTTCGCCTTCGTCGCGCTCGGGCTGTTCTTCGCCGCATCGTGGGCAGCCGTCAACGTCCGATTTACACGCTCCATGGCGTCGGACGATCCAGCGGCCGCGTCGACCAGGTCGTTGATGTCGCCGCCGAGCTGCTTGTAGGCGTCGGCGGCGTTCTTCGCGCGCTTGGTGTCGAAGATTCGCCAGAATCCGCTGTCGTCCTCGGACAGGTTACGCAGAGCGATCGCGCGCGTTGAGTCTGTCGCGGCGCCCGTGACGGCGTTGAGGCTTTCCGCGTATTCCTTCGCGGCAGCGGAGGCGCGGGCTTGCTGGGCCTGGTAGTCGCCGAGGACGGCGGTGAGGCCAACAATGGCGGCAGTCGCGGCCAGTCCCCATGGGCCGCCGAACGCGCCCAGGAGCGCTGATCCTGCGCCCTTGGCGGCGTTGCCGATCCCCGCGAGGGCCGGTGTGGCGGCCTGTGACAGGGCGCGGACGTTCGAGATGCCGTTTGCGCGGGCGGTGACCCAGGCGTTGCCGAACCCGCCGATAGCGGCGCGCGTTTCGGCGAGGCCGCCGCGCATGCCGCTAAACCCTTCCATGATGCGCGTCAGGAAGGGGACCGACCCGTTTAGGGAGGCCATGGCTGTGCGCACGTCGGTAATCATGGTGAATACCTTCATGCCGGTTCCGGCTGTGATGGCGGCGGCGGACGTGAAGGCGGCGAGGCCGAGTGCGCCTTGCTGCACGGGTGCGGGGAGGGCGCTGAAAGCGTTGACGGCCTGCTCGGCGAACTGCACGATGGACCGGAGGAAGTCGTTAGCGCCGGACCCGCTCTTGATGAACAGGGTCTCGAAACTGCCTCCGAGCTTCTCTAGGTCGCCGTTGAGGTTGTCCATGCGCGCTTCGGCGGTTTCGGCGGCGTAGCCGGCGTCGTTGACTTTGTCGATCCAGTCCTGGATGCCCTGGGCGCCCTGCTCGTACAGGATGGACGCGGCGCGGATCGCATCCTGGCCGAACATCTTTTTGAGGGCGGCCTGGCGGTCCTCGGCGGTCAGCTTCGATAGGCTGTCGTGGAGCTGGCCCGCGTAGGCGGCGAGGCCGACGAACTGCCCCTGCGCGTCGTATGCGTGAATGCCGAGCTCTTCCATGTACTTGGCGGCCTGCTTGGATTGAGGCGTCATGTTCAGGAGCATCGTCTTGAACGAGGTGCCCGCGTCGGAGCCGAGGAGCCCGGCGGCGGCGAACGCCGACAGGGCACCCGTGGTTTCCTCGATGCTGAGCCCGGTCTGTGAGGCGACGAGGCCCGCCTGCTTCAAGGCCATGCCGAGGTCAGCCACGTCGCCCATGGCCTTGCCTGCACCGGCGGCGAGGAGGTCGGCGACGTGGCCGACGTCCGACCCGTTGAGCTTGAACTGGGTCAGGGCAACGGATGCGATTCCGGCGGCGTCGGCGACACCCAGGCCGCCGGCGGCGGCCAGGTCGAGCGACCCCTTCAAGCCGCCGTTGAGGATGTCGGAGGTCGACACGCCCGCCTTGGCGAGCTCCTCGATCGCCCCGGCGGCCTCGGACGCGCTGAACGCCGTGTCAGCGCCCGCCTGAATCGCCGCCTCGCGCAGTTGGTCCATGTTCGCGGCGGACTCATGCGTCGCCGCCTGCACGTTGGACATTGCCTGGTCGAAGTCCGCGAAAGACTTGACCACGTAGCCGGCGGCGGCGGACACGGCGACACCGTAACCGACCATGGCGGTCGAGGCGGTGTCCCAGGCGGCGCGCTGAAGCTGGGCGGACTGGGCGAGGCGGCCCATGGTGGTTTCGGCGGCCTTGCCGGTCGGGTCCCCCTTCGCGGCGAGCTGTTCCAGGCTCGTCGATGCGCTCTTGATCTGGCGGTTGAAGTCGGCGACGTTCGCGCGCAGGGTGACCTTAATTGACCGTTCAGTCATCGTGTAGGGGCCTTTCTGCGCGAACGCGCCGATCATGCGGGCCGCCCCGCCCGGCTAGTCCTCGGTGCCGGTGAAAACCACCGTCGGGACCATGCCGGGCGCGGGGCCCTGCTTGTGCTTCTTGCGCCACAAATCCAAGGCAAGCTGGGCGTTGTCTTGGCGCTCTTCGACCTCGAAATAGCCCTCGTAATCGCCTTCCGTCAGGCGCTTTGGGTACCCGTAGGAGCCGACGCGGGTGTCCTCGTACATGTCGAGCGCGCCCGCGAGTGTGCTGTCAAGCTCCCCCCACGAATCGCCGGGCACGCCCAGGAATTCAGTCGGCCTTCGGCCCCACTTTTTCGCGCTTCGGAGCGCCCGGACCAGCCAAGCGCCGGTTGGCCGGTCCAGGCACTCCGTTACGAAGGGACCGAGATGCGCGGCGCCTGCGTGTTGACGGTGGCGACGGCCTGCACGAGGGCCACGACCTGCGGTTCGATCCGGTCGCGCAGGGTGGCGAGCATGTCCACGGTGAGGCCTTCGGGCGCGGTGATCTGGGCGGCGAGCTGTTCGAGGGTGGCCTGGTCGCCGTCGACGCCTCGGTCTTCGCAGTCCTTGCGGAATCGCTGCACCCAGTCCGCCGATCGTCCCTGGACGGTGATGTCGAGGGCCGACGCCTTGATTCGGTCGGCGACCTCGCGCATCTGCTCTTTCAGGGCGCGCATGTCGTCGACGTTGGCGGCACGCTTCGCTTCGTCGTACCTGTTTTCGAGGGCGGACAGGTCGGCGAACAGATCGCCGCGCGCGTACAGGGTCACCGTGCGCTGGACGGGGGTGACGCCCGCGATCCAGGCCGCGAGATCGAAAGTCTCAGGCGTGACGGGCGTATCGGGGGCCGTGTGGGTGAGGGCCCTGTCGGCCATGGTGAGTTCTTCGTCGTGGGCTGCCATGCCATGCTCCTAGCTGTGTAGCTGCGTGAATGTGGGCTGCCTGCGTGTGGTGGGGGTGCCCGCCCGGCAGGCGCTGGCAGCCCATTGTTGGAACCTGCCGGGCGGGAGATAAGGGGACGCGTCAGAGGACGTCGCCGACGGCGGCCACGTCCTCGGCGGCGTCCATGATGTTGAGCTTCGCAGTACGCTTGATGTAGCCCGCGAACCTGTCGCTGGGCTTGGTCGGCGTTCCGAGGACCACCTCGTACACGCTGACGATGTCGCCAATTTCCAGCGGACTGGGCTCACTGGGACCTTCACGCTCCACAAGCCAGATCGTGCTCCCCTTCTTCTTGATCAGGTCCCAGACGAAGTCGTCGGCGGTGACCGGCTTGCCGGCCTCGTCGAGGTACCGGAACACGGTGATGTTGCCCGCGTAGGACGTGGGGCCGGGGGCCTTGCCCTCGCCGGCCTTGCACATCTCCTGCTCGGTGATTTCCGTGTCCGAGTCGGCGCCGAGCGCGTAATCGGACTTCATGATGCGGCAAGAAATCTTCTTGCCAGCATTGATTTCAGAGACGGTGGGCTTGGTGATGTCCTTGGGCTTCGTGGTGAGCGCCCACAGGGCGATTCGCCCATCGGCGAGGGTTTTAGCACCAGGCATGTTTACTCTCCTTCGGTGAGGTGGTCAGTGGTGTCGTCCCCACTGTCGGGGGCGTCGAGGGGGTCCTCCTGGCCGCAACAAAGGGGTTCGCGGGCCTCGGGGGGCGGGGTGAGCGTCCAGTCAGCACCCCATATCGGGTGCCCGATCCAGTGCTCGGGGATGTCCTGGAAAACGCCTGTGCGGGTGTTGTATGCGGTGACCATTAGGCCTCCTTCACGGGTGTTGCGCGGGCGCGCAGGGTGATCGTGCAGTATCGGGGTGCCCGGTTCGCGGGCGCACCGACCGTGCTGTTGTCGGCGCGCACGTCTGTCACGCCGACGTGCGCGAGAGGGAAGCACCGCCAGCCGGGTACCGTCGGCGCCCATCCGGCCAGGCGCGCGGTGGCCTGGTCGGCGAGGTCAAGGACGTTCACGGTCGTCGCGGCGACGACCTGCACGTGCAGGCGCACGTCGACGTCGCCGCCGCATCCGCTCATGGCCTCGGACGTTGCCAGGGTGGGCGGCCCCCACACGAAAACGAACGGCATACCGGGGTTGCTGGGCGGGTCGCCGACGAACGCCTTAACAGTGGTGCCCGTCGACGTGAGGGCGGCGAGGCGATCGCGCATCTGATTCATGACGGTGAGGGTTAGCCCCATAGGTCCTCCACGATGTCAGAAACGGCCTTCTGGAAGGCCTCGGCTTCCTCGTTCAGGGGTTCGATGGGGTCGCGGGTGTGTCCGCCGCCCCTCGAAGTGCCGAAGTAGGCGATGTTTGCGAGCGCGCCGCTCGGTTTGTCGGGTCCGATCTCGGCTTCGACGGTCGTGCCGGTGTCGGTGAGGTCGTAGGAGATGGACCGCGCGACGGCGCGAATGCCGGCGTTGCCCGACTGCTCGAGGTCGGCCTGAAGGGCGCGCTTGATGTTCAGCGCGCCCTTACTGACAGCGGGCCGTAGCCAGCGGGACAGCTCGCCGGGGAGACGGCCCGCGTCGGCGGCGATCTGCCTGACTTCGGTGGTGTCGATCTCGATGCCGCTCACAGGAGATCGTCCCCGTTGGTCTCGACGTCGACCTGGAACCTGCGCGAGGTGACGTGCGTCTTATCGAACAAGCCAGTGACGCGGAAGACGGACAGGTAGCCGGTGACGCGGATGAGGTCGCCGACGCGGACGGCGTCCACGTGGTGGGGTAGGTGGATGCTGTATCGCTGGATGGTGACGAGGGCGCCGCCGGCGTTCGCCGCGGTCTCGTGCGCCTCGTAGGTTTGCACCTTACAGGGCCCGGTCCATACGGGGGTTTCGGTGAGCGTGTCGAGGCCGTCGGGGCCGGTGGTGACGGTCGGGCGGGTGATGGTCGCCCGGTCGACCATGAGGGCCTCGGCTGCCCGGCGACCGGCGAGGACGGCGGTGCGCGCGCTCATGCCCAGCCTCCCGTCGGCGTGGTGTCGGCGTCGAGGCCCCCAAGCCAGGGAGCAGGGGCGAGTACGGGCATGTATGCGCCTGACGTGGAGCCGTCCTGCGAGAGGCGCGCCCACTCGTCGGCGGTGAGGGTCAGCTCCACGGCGGAGGCGGCGGCGTCCAGCGTGTAGCTGTAGTCGTCGATCCTCTCGTTGCGTTTGCCGTCGGGGTTGCGGGCGCGTCGTGCGACGACCTCGCTGATGACGTCGGCGAGGATTTGACGGTCCAGCGCGGCGAGGTCGCCGAGGCGGGCGCTGATGATGCGTTCTGTCTTGGCGATCCAGTTGAGGATTTGTGCCTGTTCGTCTGGGTCGGTGATCGGGCGGCCGAGGGTGGTCGCCACATCGATGACGGTCGCGTAGGCCACGCGGGCCCCCTTATCAGTCGTCGTCGGTGGTGGTGGGTTGCCCGGCGGGCGCGGCGACGTGGTCGCCCGCCGGGCTGGGCAAGTGCCCGATGTCGGTCACTTGCGGGCGATCTTGACGAACGCTTCCTTGTCGGCGAGCGCGAAGCCGTACTCGGCCTCCGCGCGCACGGCGACTAGGTTGTTCTCGTACAGGGAGACGAGCTGGCCACCAATGGTGACCGTCGCCTCGGTCGAAATGTCCATCGTGATGCCGCCGACCGTGCCCCATGCGGCCTTGGTCCAGTCGCCCGCGAAGCCGACCGTCTTGTCCAGGCCCACGTTTTCGTGCATGTACGTGGTGCGACCGAGGACAGAGCCCGAGCGCAGGGCGGGGACGGCGCCGGTGTAGGCGGCCTCGGCGAACAGGGGGCGGCCCGCCGTGTCCTTGGCGGACAGGAGGTCAATCTCGAAGCCGGTGTCGAAAGCAAAGCCCGTGACCTGCTTCTTGGGGGTGCCCTGAAGGTTCAGGGACATGGCCTTGACGAGGTCGTCGTAGGTGTTGGCGCCGGCGGCGGCGCCCAGGGTGACGGACTTGGTGGTGGCCGCGAGGGTGGTCTCGAAGGGCGACGTGCCGTTGCCGTCGCCGCCCTTGTTGTGGAACACCGCGAGGTCGAAGGCGCGGGCGAACGCGTCGGCGAGGAGGCCCGCGAGGGTCTCAGAGTAGCCGCCGGGGTTGGCGCGAATGACCTCCTGCGAGGCGACGGCGATTGCCGTCAGCTTCTTGGGTTCCATCTTCACCAGTCCAAGGCCGGCCTCGGTGGTGTGCTTCTGCGCGCCCTCAGCGGTCCAGTTCGCGGTCGGCTTGCTGGTGACGATAGGGAAGGCCTGGCCGGATGCGCCCAGGGGGACCTTGCGGATGAGGGACATTGCGGCGCTGCCCTTGGCGGCCTCGTCGAAAATCGGGCCGGCGAGTTCCGGCTTGATAAAGCCGTTAAAATCTGCGAGCTTCTTGGCGGCAGTAATTGCCATGATGTGGTGCTCCCTTCGAGCGTGAGACTTTGGTTGGGTGTGGGCTGCTCAGGTGTCAGCGCCCGCCGACTGCCTCAATGAGCATCGCAGTCAGGGCATCCGTGGTCGTCGCGGGTTCGGGCGCGCCGCCCTGCGACGGGTCGGGGCGCATAGCCAGCGGCGCGGGGGCCGCGTCAGAGGCCGGGGCCGGGGCGGGGATCGCGGCGAGGAGCTTTTCGGCGGATGCGGCGAGTTCCTCAGCGGTGGTCCCCTGCAGGAAGTCGGCGAGGGCATCGGGCACGGCCTTTTCGTGGATGACCTGCAGGCGGGCGAGCTTCGCCTGCAGGTCCGCGACCGTGGCGGCGGCCTGTTCGGCGGCGACGCTACCGGCGGTCTTGGTCTCGTCGAGGCTCACTGTCAGGGCCGCGACCTGTGCTTCGAGGTCCTTGACTCGCGCGTCTGCTGCCTTTCGGGCGTCGCGTTCGGCGCGTAGGGCCTTGACGCCGCCCGCGTTGAGGGTGTCCTCAGCGGTTGCGGTGTCCGTCGTCTCCGTGTTGGTGGCCTGCGCGTCGGCGTTGGTGTCGGTGGGCATGGGTGTTGGGTTTCCTTTCTCGAATCGCTCGAGGGGGCCGCCCGCGCCGTCGCGGCGCGAGTCGGTGGCTTAGTGGGAGGCGCGTAGGAGTGCGCGCATCCGGGTCAGGTCGCCGTCGGTGGCAATGGCCGCGTAGTAGCGGGCCTCGACTTCGGCGGCGATCTTGGGCGTGAGGGGGTAGTCAGCGCCGCCGATGCGGGCGCCGCCGTGGCGCTCCTGAGCGGCGGGGGTCCACGGGTTGAGGCCGTTTTGCACGTCCTGCCAGTCGCGGGTGGCGATTGTGACGCGCTTTTCGGCGGCGGTCATTCGGCGACCTTCATAGGTGGCCTCGTACTGGCCGCGCAGGGCGCCGCCGCTGACCTGTCCGCGCCCGGTGATGTATCCCTGCGCGCGTAGGGCCTCGACGGCCTGCTCACGGTTCGGGTTGAGGCGGTAGATCGTCTCCGGTGTCATGCGTTTTTGCCCCCGTCGTAGGAGCTGGCCTGCCCACCCGTGGCGACTGGTGCCCTCGGTGGTGAACGCGCCGCGATATCTCATGCCGCGGCTGGCGTTCACGACCTGGTTCATGTCGGCGCCGTCGCGGATCGCGCGGGCGCCCGCGTTCGTGAACACCCTGTCCTGCTCGGCCTCACTCATCCGGCTGAAAGCCTCATACGGGTCATCGATGAGACCGCGCGCGAACGCCTCGGCCTGGTCGGTCACCATGGTCGGCACGTGCGTACAGTCGCACCGGGGATGCCGTAGAAAGCCCTGATTCCAGCGGTAGAAACGGCCCGCTAGGATGACGCAGCGCGAACAGGACGGGGGATTGAGCATCCGCACGTAGCCGACGCGGGGCCGCGCGGCGATCTGCACGCCCGCCGCCCCACGGCCCGCGTCGGCGACCTCGGTGAGGACCATCATCGATAGCTGACGGCCCCCCGCCGCGAGCGCTTCGGCGGGTTCCATGCCGTCGGCTATGAGTGTGCGGGTGGTGATTGCGGGGCCGCGTAGGAGGGTGTCGAGGTTGCGTCCGTCGGCGGCGAGGCCTGCGAACGCGTCCACGTCCACGAGGCCGTCAGGGGCCGCCCATTGGTCTTGCTGGCCGAGGGCGAGGGCGCCGTTGACGAGGGCGCTTGCCGCCGACGTGCGCTGGGCAGCGGTGACCGCCGCTGTGACGGTGGGGATGCGCTCGGCCCACGCTTGGCCGATCCAGTCGGGCCCGAGGCGGCGCCACTGGCGGGTGGCGGTGGCGAGGGCGCGGGCCTCCTGCTCACGGAGCAGCCCGTAGTGGGCTTCAATCGCGGGCGGGATCGAGGCCATGGTCCGTGTTCGTGTCGTCGGTTAGCGCGGGGGTCGTCTTTTCGAGCAGTCGCAGGAGGTCGGGGTCTGTTTCCTCCTCGCGCAGGTACGCGCGCTCCGTGGCTTTGCGGGCGTCGTCCCAGCCCAGCTCGTCCCACGCGCCCTCGCGGCTAATCAGGGGCTTTCCGCCCGCGAGCTTCTGCAGGGCGTCGGCCTTCTGGCTGAACGTCGGCGTGGCCGGGTCGTGCCAGGCGACGTTGACGGCGCCCATGGGGACCGTGTGCCCCATGATGCGGGCGGCGATCGTCAGGGCGCGGGACAGGGCCGCGCCGCACTCGGCGTTGACGCGTTCGACGCGCTTGACCAGCTTCGACTCCTCAGCACGGATGGCGCCCTCGGCGGGCGGGTTGGTGGTGATGAGGCCGAAATATCGGGCGGGGAAGCCCGTCAGGGAGGCGGCGAGCTTGCCGTACAGCTCAATCGTGCTGTGGAAGTTGCTCAGCTCGCCGGGGGCGAGCTGGGTGACCTTCGCCCCGGCGTTTTGCAGGGCAACGAAGGGGTTGAGGTAATTCGTCCAGGCGGACGGGTCTGCGAAGTCGCTGCGCTTGGCGCCCATGATGATTCGCTTCGGGACGGCGTTGGTTTCCAATGCGGCTTGCATCTGGGTTATGGCGCGGGCGGCTGCGTCGGTGACGCCCATGATGTCGTCCATCTCCGAATGGCCGGTCGTTTCGCCGGTCATCTGGCGGTTGAACGACGGGATCACGGGGACGACGCCGAGCCGGTGTTCGTCGCGGTCGACGACGCGCCACGCGCCACCTACGGTCGCGTAGGTGGTGGTGGTGTCGGGCGTGTAGATCGTCGCATAGCGGGTTTGCGTGCCGTCGGTGGCCTGGTCGGTGACGATGCGCACAGCGTGCGTGATCGTCTTGCGACGGTAGTCGTACTTGACGGTCATTTGGCGGGGTGATTCCACGCAAATGATGGGGTAGTCGCCCTCCTGGTCGCCGACGCCGACGGACAGGTACGCGCGCCCATAGATGAGGCGGTCGCGCTTCCACTTGCACAGCTCGGCTTCGAGGTCGTTCGCGTCGATCATTGCGCGCAGCGCGTCGGCGACTTCTGGGTGTGCGGGGACCATGATGCCGCGCACGTCCTGACGCTCCTCAATCGTGTCGACGACAACGCGGGGCCAGTTGACGACGGTCTCGAGGGTGCGCAGTGACGGGGGCAGCGCCAGGCCGAGGTGCTGAAGTGTCTGGCGGCCCTCGTAATATGCGCGGTGCTTCCTATCAGCGGGTGCCGTGGTGTTCAGGGCGTTCTCAGCTTCGGCGAGGATCTGCGCCTCGGCACGGGTGATCTGGTCAGTCATGTGTGTCCTTACCATGCGAAGGAGATAGCGCCGCCGCCGGGCTCCCAGCCTTCGGCGTGCTCATCCGCCGCGGCCTCGTGGGCCAGGATGTCGGCCATGAGAACGTCAATCTTCATGTTCTCGGCTGGCTTGCCGAGGATGAACTTGTCGCCGGGTTTGGCGACCTTCCGGGCGTGCAGGGCGCATAGCTTCGCGGTCTCATCCGGGGTGTGGGTGGTGAGGCCTTCGGCGAGGTCCTCACGGAAACGCACCAGGGCCGCGAACATGCGCGTGATCGAGTTCGTGGGCCACTGCACGACGACGTATTCGCCGTACAGGTTTTCCCAGTGGTCTATTTGGGTCTCCCAGTGCCTTGGGTCGCAGTAGAACCGCTGGACCGTGTACCTGTCCATGAGTTCGGCGACCGCCGCGTCGACCTCGCCGCGGGGGATGCGGCCTTCGGGCCATTCCTCGGGGTTCCAGACGGTGGGCCGCTGGTCGGGCCCGTAGGTGGGGGTGAACCTGAGTCCGTCGACGGTTTCGGCGCGGATCGCGGTCCAGTCGCCCGACCTGGAACCGTCGAAGCCGAGGGCGATTTCGCAGCCCGGTTCGGGCTGGGTGTCGCGGGTCTGACGATCCCACAGCTTTTCGGTGAGGTAGGAGCCTTTGCCCTGCACGAGGCGGTTCCCGAAGAATCGCTCGGCCTGCGTCGGGTCCGTTTCGATCAGCTCGTCGACCTCGGCGTCGATCGCCTTGGGGTCCACCCACGGCGAGGACGCGTAGACGAAGCGGTGAATCTTGGACCTGTCCGCCTTCTTCGTGTAATCCCAGTCGAGCGGGGGCTTTTCGTAGAACTTGAAGATGTCATGGGCGCGGCTCTGGTAGGCCTGCTGGGCGGCGCTGTCCTCCATGGGGTCCCATGGGTTTGTCAGTTCGATCGTTCGGCCCTGCATGCCAGCGACCGCGCGGCGGATCGTCTGCCAGGTGTTGAGCACGCCCGATTGCGGCGTGTAGAGGCCCGACTCATCCGCGATCGCGCACGTGAAGGGCTGGCCGAGCTTTGACCTGGCCGCGCTCGTGACGGGAACGATCTTCCCCTCATTCGGCAAGCGCACGAAACCTTCACGGACGCGCACGAAATCGCCGAGCGGGCCGCTCTTAATCATGGTCTGAAGGGGCTCGTACACGTTGCGCGTCTGGTCCTCAGCGAACGCAAGCAGCGCGATCAGGCTTTTATCACGGGGCCTGCCCATTGCCTCGCCCGGCTCGTACCAATATTCCCACCCGCACCCGCACCCGTGGTCCGCGCACCTGTACACGTCGCCGTCACGCGCCCAGCCCGCGAACATAGCCGGCCCCACGCCCTCCGCGAGCGCCACCGCCGCCGCGAGCGGCGACTTACCAGACTTCTGAGGCCCGACCCACAGGCTACGGCGGTAGGTGAAGGGCTCCACGAGCCGGTGCGGGTCCGCTTTCGCGTTGGCCTTGATGCGGTAGTGGTTGGCGTTGCAGTAGAGCTGCCACCCGTTCAGGACGAGCGGCTGGTTGAAGTAGACGCCGGAGGGGACGAGGCAGTGGGCCTCGATCCAGTCCGAGATCAGGAATCCCAGCGTGTGATTCGGGTCGAAGTCGAGGGTGAGTGGTGGCGGCGCGTACTCGTCATGAGCCATCACTGCCGCCGTCGACGACGGTCATGCCAGCGAGGCGGGCGCGGGAGGAGCGTCGGCGGGCCGGGCGCTCAGAGTGTTCGGCTTCGGCGGGGGCGCCGGTTGTGATCTGCCACTGGTGGAGGGCGAGGCCTGATTTCGTGAGGCCGATCTGGTCGGCCAGTCGCAGGAGCGCTGTCTTGTCGCCGGCCTTCGCGCCTTCTTCCTCGCATGTGACGGCGAGGCGCACCCACTGGGCGACGTTGTACGTCATCCAGGGCTGTTCGCGCCACACCTCAGATTGGGGTTGTCGCCAGGCCCACTCCCACAGTTCGAGTTCGCGCTTCCACCGTAGCTCGGTTGCGAGCTTGCGGAAGCGGCGCCCCCCGTTGGGGAGGGTTTCCCAGAGCTGCATTGGGGGCATGGCGAATTCGGGGATGGGTGCGGTGTCGGGGACGCCTGCGAGCTTGCGGAAGTTGAGTTCGCGTGCGTCGCTTCGGGCGCTGTTGGGGTTGACGGGCGGGCCGCTTCGGGCGCGGGCTCCTCCGGAGGGCATGGTCGGTCTCCTCGCTGGCTGGCGTCGCGCCTGCCTGCAGGGCCACCTCGGCGTCGCGCCGGGCGGCTTTTCGGTTGCGGGCGAAAGGTTTTGAACCCTCCGCGCTTTTTTCACCCCTCACCGGCGGTCTGACGTGGCCCCCGTCGGGGCCACCCCCCTGGGGGGTGTCCGCGTCAGTTCATGTCGGTTCGGTCGTATTTGTGCGCCGCTTTGCCTGCGGCGCTGCGATTGCAAAAAACGTGTTCTGGTCCACGAATGATCGAACGATCTTCGTCGTCATGTCCAAGATCGAACGGTTCGCCTGCCTTGATGGGTTGGCCACAGCGCCAACAGGTGGCCTGGCCGGCCTCGACGAGGCGGGCGGCCCGCGCCCGGGCGGCCCGGTAGGTCCGGTCGTACCCGCGCGCGGTCGAGTAGCCGCGTCGCTGTTCGCGCTCGCGGCTGTGGGCTGGGCAGTACCTAGGCCCGGGGTAGGGGATGAGGGCGGGGCATCCTGGGTGTGGGCAGCGGCGTCGGGACATAGGCTGTGTCCTTATGGTGGGTATCACATCCCCACGTCTTGACTTAACATTGCGCGCGGGCTATAGTTAATGGTGTCAAGAGGGAACAAGCCCCCTGCAACTCAACGAAGGAGACCCCAATGCAGACCATCTACACCCCCGACGAGCTGGTCGAGGTTATCGAGCTGACCGGAGAGCCCACCCGCTTCACCACCCTAGAGGAGGCACGGGACATGGTCCGTGACGCTATCGCCCTGAGCGCCGACACGGACATCGAGGAACTGGTCGACGAGTGCTTCGCCTGGTACCAGGCCCTCGACCCGAGCAACGGCACGATCAACCTGAACCGTCAGGGCTACTACCAGGTCGTGCCCCCCGAGGACTTCTGGAAGGTAGCCGAGCGCCTTGGCCTGTGAGGCTAGGTTGATACGCAAGACCCCCGACCTGTTACCGGGTCGGGGGTCTTGGTATCGATCAGGAGGCCGGGTAGCCGTGGCACACTACACCCGCTTCAAGTGTGACACTACCACACTTAGGGGGTATCCGCTACTCGGTATCCGCGCGTGTCGCCACCTGCGCGCGGTGTGCCTTCTGTAGCTTGGCGGTGGCTTTGACGGCGGCGGCCAGGTCACCGTCAATGGTCGCGGTCATCGTATCCCTGCGCTCCATGAGCTTCACAACAACGCCCACGGTCTCAGGGTCGCCTTGGCAGGCGAGGGGCCAGAGCGCCGTGCTCATCTTGTCGAGGCGGCGTGCTTCGACGTCGGGGTCGTAGTCGCGGGGGTCTTGGCGTTTGCCTGCCTTGATGAGGGCCTTCACGTCCTTGACGGTGGTGTCGAGGATGTTGGCGATCTTGGCGACGCTTAGGCCGGCGGTCGCGAGGTCGAGGGCACGCAGGGCCAGGTCGTCGCTGGCGGTCACGCTACGCCCTGTTCGCTGTCGAGGCGGGCGCGGACGGCGCGCACCTGATAGAGCCCGCCGTGCTGCGTGGGCACGTGGCCTCGGTGTGCCCACTGCCTGAGCCTGTCGTGGGTGAGGGCGGGGAACGCCTGGTGAAGGGTTGCCCAGTCCACATAGATGGCAGGGTTGCGGGTGTTTTGGAGCACGTCGTTCAGTGCGACTTTTCGTGTCATAGCTTGGTCTTCCTTATCTTGGTACCAGCGGTCGCACCGCTCGCAGGAGCCGTGTTCGGGGATGCCGCTGGGTGTGGGGTCGGTTGTGATGTCGCCGCCGCAATTGGGGCAGGTGCCGATGACGGCGGGGGTGTGGCCTGTGGCGCGTGCGAGGATGCGCCACGTGTCGGCGATGGTCTCGGCGAGTGCCTCCCAGTCGGCGGCGTGGCCCTGCGCCCACGTGACGGTGCCGATCAGGTAGGAGAGCGTGGACCGGCGCGCGGGCGCGGGCTCGCTGCGCTCATCTGCGAGCTGCACCGCCCACGGGTGGAGCACGTCGAGCACACCGCGGCTGGTGCGGATGCCGGCGGGCCCGTCGTCGGTGGCGTCGAGGACGGCGGCGAGATGGTAGGGCAGACCCCCACCGGACCCGCCGTGTCCGCCCGAGGCGGGGCGGGGGGAGTGCAGGCCGGTCGCGGTGTGTGCGGCGTCGTCGAGCGCGGGTAGCCAGGCGGCGATTTGCGCGAGCATCTGCGTTGGCGTGGGCATTGACGGGGGTCTCCCTTCCGATTTTAGAGGGGTGGCAGGTGGGGATTAAAACGGGGGGTCGGTGGGCATGGGCTGGGTTGCCCACGGGCTACCGCCGCCGGGCTGGCCGGTGACGTTGCCGGGCGCGGGGGCGGGGCCGCGCTGCGCCTGGTATTGGCGGCGGGCGGCGGTGGTGCCCAGGAGGCGCGGGTTCAGCACTTCGTGGGCTTCGCGTCGCTGCCCGTCCTTGCCGGTGAACGCGACGAGCGCGAGGGTTCCGGCGACGCTGATCCCGTCGCCCTTCCGGCACGTCTCAGCGACCCAGGAGTAGCGTTCGCCCCACAGGGCGGCGCGCACCCAGAACGGCTCGCCTGCGTCCTCCCAGTCGCCCGTGGGCTTGCCGTCCTGGCCCCTGCGCTGCCTGCGCGGGGTCGCACAGATGCGTAGCTCGGTGACCTGCTGGCCGCCCTGGGTCCACCGGACCTCGGGGTCGGCTCCCAGGTTGCCGGTGATCGTTGCTTCAATTGCCATGGTTGATGCGTCCTTTTCGTTGATTTCACGCCGATTGTGTGGCGTTGGCTGGTTGGTGTGGGGCCGCGAGCGCGTTTATTGCACGCCCGGTCAATTCGCTGTGTGGCGTTTTGCGGCCCGTTCGCGCCCTCGGGTGGGTGTGGGTACTGTCGGGGGGCTGTTCGCCCGTCAGCGGGCCGTCCTGGGGCCCTGGCGGGGTGTTGCTGCGTTGAGCATGGCCTGCCAGTCGGCGGGGGGTGGTGCGGATGGGACTTCGCGGCGCTGGTGGGGGGTGCGTCCGATGGCGTGCCAGGCGCGGGCTTCGGTCTGGGTGCCGTCGCATCCGGCTTTGACGGCGGCGATCTGGGCTTTCTTCCAGGCTGCCCACGCGGTGGGGTCGTCTGCGAGTTCGTCGGGCGGCTCGGGGAGGCCCATGCGGACGGCGGTTTCGAGCCGGGCCTTGCCGAGGGCGCGCCACCTGCGGTTGATGTCGGCCGGCATGACCCAGGCGCGCTCCTCGCGGTAGTGCTCGCCCACGATGCGCAGCGCGTCCGTGAGGGGCATGTCCCGGTCGAGGGCTTCGGCCCATGCGAGCGCGGCTGCCTGGTCGGGCTGGCGGTTGTCGTAGGCGGCGGCCTTGGCGAGGACTTGGGTGGCTTCTTGGGGGTTCATGCTGCGCCTCCTTCGATGGCTACGAGCGCGGGTTGTGCGGGGGGCTGGTGGTTGGGGTCGAGGCTCTCGGCGAGGGCGAGCCAACCGTTGACGCGGTCGCTGGTCGTGCTGCGCGGCGCGGGCCCCCGCTGTGGGCCGTGGGCTTGCTCCTGGCAGCGGCGCGCCCAGTTGCGCCACGTCGCCGCCCAGTCGGCGCGGACGGCGCGCTGCCCTGAGAGCGATTGCCAGTAGTCGCGGAACCGCTCGACCTCGGCGGCGTTCGCCGCGGCGGGCGCGTTCGCTCGCGTCCAGTCCGCGAGAGCCTGGTCGGGCTGCCACCCGTCGGGGAGCCTGGTCCCACGCGAGGACCGCGCTCGCGGTGAGGGCTTCTTGGTCTTGGTTGGCTTCGAGGTGTTCGCGGTTGCCGGTGCCGCGTCAGCGGCGACGGTCACGAGGTCGGCGCTCGCGGTCTCAGCGGCTTCGGCTTCGTGAGAGGGGCCTAAAAGGGTGTGCTTCCCTGTTCCCTGTTCCCTGTTCCCTGTTCCCTGTTCCGGGAGTGAGCCCTCAGTGAGTGTGCAGTGAGGGCTCAGTGAGCCCTCAGTGAGTGTGCAGTTTGCGGCGTTGTACTGCGGAAAACGCGGCTTTGACGGTCGGTTGATTTTCTGGTGCTTGTCCCAGCTATTGATTTGCAGGTATCGACGCCCGTCGGGGCCCTCATAACGGGTGATTAGACCCCGTTGTGAGAGGCGCATGAGGCCTCCGTGAGTCCTCACTGAGGCCTCAGTGAATGTGTCGAGAGGGTACAGGTCACACTGGATAAGTTGGGGCTCGTCGCGGCCCACGCCGTTGTCCTCGACGTATGACCAGAGGCCGATAAACAGAAGCCGGTCCTCGACGCTCAGAGCGGCGATGTCGTCGCTGCGCCAGAATTCGGGCTTGATGGTTCTGATGCGCACGGCTGTTACCTCCTAGGCTGTCCGTTCATCTGGTTCGATGCGGATTTCGACTTGCTGCCAATCCGCTAGGTCAAAGCTGCTGATGTCGCTGATGACCCACCCGTCGGGGATGGTTTGTAGGGCGCTGATGAGGTCGCTCGGCGCGGTGCGGTCGCCGTGCTCGATGCGGATCGTGAGGAGCTCGGTTCGTCGGGCGTCGATCATTCGTGGGCGCCCTTCTTTGGCGGCTGCGTGTAGTAGGTAATGTCCGTGACAACTTGGTACCCCTGTAGCGCCGTTTCGATGGTGAGGACGCGCGCCGACAGTGGGAGGCTGGTGATTGCCTTGGCGAGCTGTTCGGGGCTGATGCCGAACGCCGCGTTGAATCGGATGCGCTCGTGGTCGATCTTCCGGGGCATGGTTAAGCCTCCTCCTCGATGGGTTCGCGGTAGTTGATGACGAGGCGGCGCGGCCCCGTGATTGTGGGGATGTGTTCTACGCGGGCGTCATCGATGAGGGCGCCGAGTCTGAGCTGCGAAAGCAGAGCGACCACGGCGCCAGCGGGGACGCCGTTGGGGGGAAAGAATGTCGCGGTGAACTGGCCGCGTGAGTAACGTTCCATTTTATCGGACTCCTGTTCTCGAATTATGAGGGTAACCGCATGGGTACCCTTGGGGGTTTTATCGGTGGCGCGGGCGAAGGTCACGAGGGGCAGGTGGGTATGATCGTCGTCGTCCCACACGCGCGCGTCCACGAGCCCGTCGACAATCGCCTTCACGGTTGGCGCTGCGTTGGTGGGGTCTGCGCGCCCCTTGGTGGGGTAGCCGATCACGGCTGTGACGACGCACGGGCCGAGGCGGCGCCCTGCCAGGCCGTTGATGCGGGCCTCACTTGCCGCGTAGGCGCGCAGCATCTTGGTTCGGCGCATCCGCGTCGACCAGTGGAGCCGCTGGTTCGCGGTCAGCCATAGGTTCGGGGGCACCTGGATCATGAGAGTGTGCCGTGTCATTGCTGGTACACCCGCTTCATTCCGGTCGCGACGGCGTGGGCGGCCTGCAGGGGCACGGTCCCCGAGTACAGGAGGGCCATACGCTGGTCGTGGGGTCGGGGCAGGCTCGGCGTGGACACGTACCCTACTGGGAGGCCCATCATCCACTCCACGAAGCCGACGGACAGGCGCGCCGGTGCTGTGGTGGTGGGCAGCGTGTACAGGGGATACGGATACCGTTCCCCCGTGACCTTCTCCCAGTGTTCGAGTGCGCGACTGTCGGCCTGGCCCTCCAGGTCGGCGATCGACCACCTGTACGCTTCTACGTCGAGGTGCGTGTTGTAGGCGTCCGGCGTGGGCCACACGCTGCCTGTCCATGGGGCGGCGTCCAGGTATGCCGCGGTGATGCCCGGCGCGGGGCAGTCCTTGCGCACGGCGACAACGTACACGCGCGGACGGCGATGCGGGGCACCCACGTCGGATGCGCGCACGGTCTGCCACGCCGCACGGTAACCGCGGCTGCGCAGGTGCGCACAGACGGGCACGGCTTCACCGCGGCGGCTCTCGGTCTCGACGACGACGACCGGCGGCTTGTAGCCCGCGCCGATCAGCGCCCCGGCGGACACCGGCCCGGCGTCGTACCGGTTGACGGTGAGCACGTCCACCATCGGGGGAATCCTCTCGGAGAGGTCGCAGGCGATCGCGTGCGGGTGGTGGAACCGCATCACCGCGCGCCCGGGGCAGTCAGCGGCCTGACCGGGGTGAGCGTGCCACGCGAGGGACGCGCCGCCCAACGCGGCGGCCACACCGATAGGGAGGCCACCATACCCGGAATTAATAGCGCCGATGGTCAGCTCGCTGTTCATCGCTCACCCCTGCCCTTTGGCGCGTCGTCAGCGGTGACCACGCGGATGATCTTGATGCACATTGGGTTGCGCTCGCCGACCGGGAAAACAACCAGATTTCCCACAGACGCGTTACGCCTGTAACCACAACAGCCCGTCACCCAATAGCTAGGATTGTTAACTTCGACGGTAAGCTCGCCGCCCTCATTGCTGACGGTCACGCCGAGACCCCACGCCCGTAGGGCTCTGGTGTCGGCCTTGGCATCGCCGGTGAGCAGGTATGCGTTGTAATTCACGCGAGGTCCTCCTCGGCGATCGGCTGGCCGGGGTGCGAGTACCAGGCGCGGAAGTCGGACGTCGTGCGATTTGAGACGCGCAGCCGTCCAGGCGTCGCGATAACCATGTCACCCTCCATAGCCCACACGGTTGTGCCAGGGCCGGTCAGGAAGACCGTGCCCTCGCTGTCGGTGGCGATCGCCTTGCGCGCGAGCTTCGCGATCGCGGACGCGTTGTCGCGGGTGAGGCGGACAGCGCGCACCATGACGCGCTCCTGGTAGGTACGCACGCCGTCAAGGTCAGCGAGCGGGTCAAAACTGGGCATGTTCTACGTCCTTAGCTGTGTGAATGAGTGCGCTAACCGCGAGCGCGGCTTGCTGTGGTACGACTCCGTTCCCGAGGAGTCGTAGTTGGTGTTCGCGGCTGAGGTTGAGGTCGGGGCCGGTGACGTGTCCGTCGGGGAGGCCCATGAGCCATTCGACGAAACGGGCGGATAGCTGAGGCTTTCCGCCTGCCCGGCGTGAGGGTGTCGTGGGCGGTGGGGCGGCCCGGCCCGTGACTTGTTCCCACCGGGCGATAGCGGGCGCGTATGGGCCGAAGCTGCTCATGTCGGCGCTGGTGGCGATCTCGTGGAGGTTGGGCCCGTATCCGGGGGATGAGCGGGGCGCGTATGTGGCTTGTGGGGTCGGCATTAGAGGGCCGAGACCTGGTCCTGTAGGCTCACACTGTGGCCGCCCGCCCTGCGTTTGTCGGGGTCTTGCGGGCCGCCGCAACTGCCAAGGTTGGCCGTAGGTGTAGCCAATAAGGAAGAATCGGGCTCGCTGGTGCGGGGCTCCCGCGTCGGACGCGCGTACAACCGCCCATCGACAGTCATACCCGAGGCCGGCCAGGTCTCCTGCCACACGGCCGGCTGCCCTGAGAACAGGTCCAGTTGATTCGTTTCCCAGCATTCCCGGTTCGGATTCCACCGGGCTATGGGCTCGCGCACTGAGTGCTCCTAACACGTTTTCCCACACCACGAGGCGTGGGCGGATGGTTTCGACGGCGGCGGCCATGGATTCCCACAGGCCCGAGCGGGTGTCTGTGGCCATGCCCGCGCGCTTTCCTGCGAGGCTTAGGTCTTGGCATGGGCTGCCGCCGCATATGATGTCGACGGGCTCTACGGCCTCCCAGTTGATTTTGGTGATGTCGCCGAGGTTGGGGGTGTCGGGCCAGCGGACCTCGGCGAGTTTGCAGGGGCCGGGTTCAACGTCGCTGGTCCACGCGACCCGCGCGTCGGGGTCTAGGGCCATGGCGACGCCCATGTCGAGGCCCCCGTAGCCGGTGAACAACGATCCGATGGTTGTCATGGCTGGCTGCTTTCGCTGGTGAGGGCTGCGAGGTCGTCGCGGATGTTGGTCGCGTGTGTGTTCGTGACGTCCGCTCGCGCGGTGGCGCTCATCTGTGCCGTGGATCCGTTGATTGCGTCCCGTAGCTTCACCACGAGGATTGCGTCTTGCAGCCGGGCGGCGGCCTCCGCGTAGGGGCTCTTGCGGGGCCATTCGGGGATCATGCGGCGTCATCTCCCAGGCCGAACAGGTCGAGGGGTGCTTCGATGCCGTTCTTGAAGCGTTCCTTGATGAGCGGGATGTACCGGTCGTCGAGTTCGCAGCCGACCGCCCGCGTGTTCTCCATGGCGGCGGCTTGTAGGGTTGTGCCCGAACCGGCGAACGGTTCGAGGATCAGCGATCCTGGCTTCACAACCAGACGGATCAGGTAGCGCATGAGCTCTAGCGGATTCACGGTGACGTGCTGTACACCCCCCACGATGGGGCGTTCGCTCTTAGGGGCCTTCGGCTGGTATCGGAAAACCGGCCACACGTGGTCTGGCGCGCCCTGCGCCACAGCGGCGGCGAGGGCTTGTTCGCTCATGAGGAGGTTCGGCGGGTACGAGCCGCCCACTGCGTCCATGCCTGCGCGGATGTTCAGGGCGCCGACTCCGTGTTTGACGACGTTCGTAGTGGTGGAGTCGCCTTCTACGGGGCGTCGTGCGACGACGATGGGTTCCCAGGCTGGTTTGAGACCAAGGCCCCACCCGGCCCAAACCTTCGCTTCGGCGCGGATAGCTTCACCCGCGTTTTTCACGTCTCGCGAGGTCTTGGCGGTCGCGGTGCCGGTTGTGTCAATCACGCGCACGTCTCGCCCTTCGCGTTCTTTGAGGACGTTCGCGGTGTGGGTGTCGTTGACGAGGGCCGTCACCCATTCGGGGATGGTTGTCCCCTCGAGTAGAGGGAGCAGAGAGGCCCAGTGCGCGCGCGTCGGAATCGCTGGCTGTTTCGCCTGGGTCAAGTAGTGCGACCCCATGAATGAGTTGGTCGCTTGGTTGACCTGTTTGCATGTGATGCCAGTCGAGCGCAGCCAGGACGTGAAGCGTAGGAGCGTCTCTCGAGTTTGGAGCGCGCCGCGGTCAATCGATGCGGCGATGTCCATTCCGGCGGGCTTGCCGTCTGCGCGTATCCAGGCCATGGCGTCGCGGATTTCGAAGCCGGCGTCCTCGAGGCCGCTCGTTAGCCTGTGGTAGGTTCGGGGTGCGCTGAACGCGAGCAGGTAGCCGCCGGGCTTGAGGACGCGTAGCGCCTCCTCGCCCCATGACTGCGCCCACGCCTGGAAACCCGTCGGGGTCGCCGTGTCCCACTTCTCTCCCCGGAAGGCGATCCCGTAGGGCGGGTCGGTTACGACGGCGTCAAAATGATCGGCCGGCATTGCGCGCATAATGTCCCGACAGTCCCCCTGGTGGAGGGTGATCCCGTCGTACAGGTCGAGGCCGTTCACGCCGCGCCTCCGTCCGGGTCGGTGTCGTCCCCGTAGTCGAACATCTGGGCCTGGCCGTCGTCGACGATCTCGCCCTCGACCTCGGGTGCCGGTTCCGGCGCGGGCCGCGCGCGACCGCTGTTATAGATCGCGATCAGCTCCGCGTGGAGGGTCGCGGCCTGCTCATCGTTCAGGGCGCCCACGGCGACGATCTGGCCGAGGCACCGCTTGCACAGGTCCGCGTAGGCGGCCTGCGTGAAGGAGAGGGTTTCGAGGCCCTTAGCGACGCTGGACTGCGCGGGCGTGAGCGGCTTGTTGAGGGTCGCGGGCTGGGAAGGGGCCGCGGCGGGCCGCCTCGTCGCCTCCTGCTTCGCCGCCGCCGGTGTGGGTGCGGGGGTTTCGTCGACGATCTCCGCCTCGATGACCTCGCCCGTTTCCGTCATGGTCGCCCCGAAGTCCTCGGGGCTATAGATCATGCCCATGAGGGCTTCGGACGCGCCCTGGCGGGCAACCTCGGTGATAGCTCTGGCGCGCAGCATCTGGGTTGGGTACTGGGACCAGGGGCCGCGCTGGCCCCACAGTCCGGCCTTCACGGCCTTCTCCTTGTCCCAGGTGACGGTGAACTCGAACTTCTTGTCGTCCGCTCGGATCAGCGTCGCAGTCACGCTCTCAGGAGAGTTCTCAACGATCCTGAGCGTGTGGCCCGCGCGGCGGATCACGGCGGCCATGAGGTCCGAGGACAGGGTCGCACGGCCGTTGATGACAGCGATAGAGGCGAGGGCCTGCAGTGGTTCGAGGCCGAGGGCGGCGCCGGTTTCAGCGGCCACGAAAGCATTGGCGGCGTTGCCCCGGTAGGCGGCCGGGAGGATCGTCGACGGCGCGAGCCGGGCGATATAGTCGGCGCGTTCCTGCAGGCCAGCGGTGATGTATGAGAAGCCGGGGGTGGGTGCGGGCGCGATCGCCTGCGCGGGGGTGGTTTTCGCGGCGGCCTTGCCGCGAGGCTTAGCCGTGACTTCGGAGGATGCCATGAGTGGTTCCTTTCAGTAGGAGAGCGGGTGTTCAGTCCTGGCCCTTTCGGCGGCGTACTGCCCTGCGGCGGCGTTTCACTTCGTCAGGGTTCCAGGACAGCCAGATCAGATAGCGCCCGTCCTTGTCCTTGCGGGCGTCCACGCACCAGTAGGAGCCGCTCTCGTTGAGGCGGTGAGCGTAGCCTCGCAGCGTATTTAACTGTTGGCGAGTCCAGGTCGGTACGTCGAGCGCGTCGTTGACGAGCAGGAAGGTCCGCACGTTCGCGGCTTGAATCTGACGGCGTTCGTCGGCGGTGACAACGCGCTCGAACAGGGGCGTGTGAAGCCCGAGCGTGTCCTTGCAGAGGACGTTTGACGGTTGGATCGTCATTCTGCCTCGCCTCCCGGCCTTTCTTCGCGGCCCAGGACGGCGCTGCCAATGGCGATGCCGGCGGCGAGGGGGATGAGGGCGAGGAGTCCGGCGGCGAAGTTCCGTTCGTAGGCGGCCAGCAGAATGGCGAGGACGCCGTAGGTGGCGGCGAGGGCCCCGATCAGGTGGTAGATGGTCGCGGCGGTTTTGCTGTATGCGGGCACGTATCGCATGGTTTTTGTCCTTTGGTTGATTAGGGGGTGGGGGCCGCCGGGCTGCCAGCGGGGCGGCCCCCACACGGGCGGGGTTAGGCGGCGGGCATCGTCGCGGCGCGCTGCCTTGCGCGGGATTCGTGCGCGTCATTGGCGTCGATCAGCCTGCAGATTTCGTCGATGATTCCCGTCATCGTCTCGATCTCACGGCTAAGCACTTGCACCGCTGCGCGGGTAGCCAGGCTGGTGTGGAGGAGGTCCCTGGCTTTCTGGCGGTCGACCTCGGCGGCGCCTCGTTCCTGGTTCAGGAAGGCGCGCAGCCAGGTCAGGTCGTCGATGGTGAGTTCAAGCGGGATCAGGCGGTCGTCGATCATCGTCCGTTGCCTCCCAGGCGGCGGCTGATGGTGTAGCCGGCGGTGGCGATCAGCACGCCGAGGGCGAGTGATCCGAGGGCGACGGTGACGCCGTCGAGGGTGGCGCCGGTCTTGGCGAGGCGCTCCGTCGGTGCGGGGGTGGGCTGCGTGTCGGCCTTGGGTTCGGGCTTCGGTGTGGCGTGAGTGGGTACGGGCACGGGCTCGGTCGTCACGTTCGGCTCCGGCGTTGGGGTGGGGGTCGGCGTGGACTGGGGTTCGTCAGAGGGCTTGGGCGCGGGCGTCGTCGGCGTCGGTTCCGGCTTCGGCTCGGGGGCCGGGGTGGTGGGCTCGGGCGTGGGCGTGGGCGTGGGCTTCGTAGACGGCGCCGGGGCGGGCTTCACCGACCCGTCACCGTCGGTGCCGCCGTTCGACTTCACAGAGGCTGTCGCCTCGAGCTTTAGGCCGTTGACCTCCGCGTGGTTTGTCACCGAGGTCTGACCCTCGGGAACAGGCATCTGCTCGGGGGGATAGACGATGCACGTCTTGACCCCGGCCGGGGCCGTGAACGAGATCGTATTGGCATCGACCTGGGTGGCAGTGATGATCTCAGTCGTGGAAGGGTCCCACGTTGGGCCCTTGGCACAACGCACGGCAGTGTTCAGCCGTGCGTCAAAGTCCTTCACGGTGTACTCAACACCGGGCTCGGCAATCCACTTGATACCCCACCCGATGGTGCCGTTTGAGTTCGACCATCCGAACTTGATGTTGGACGGCTCGGCGTACTCGTAGTGCGCGGGCCCGTCACAATCACTGGTGCAGGTGCCGGTGCCGTTCGTGTCGCCCCAGATGAGCGTTCGCGTGGCCACGCCGTTCAGGGTGATCGTCCCCTCGGACGTGCCGACAGCGGCGTTCTGGAGGCGGGCCCGAGCCCACCACGTTCCAGTGACGTTCGTCTTGTCAGCGTATGCGGCAGGCACGTCAGTCACCGTGCATGTGAGGGTGGCTTGATCGGCGACGCATTCCCCAATGGCTGTGCCGTCGTCGAGCGTGAAGGGGAACGAGGCGTTCCAGGTGAATGGCGCGGCCCCGTTGGTCGGCACGGTCGAGACCGTGAACGCCTGACCGACTTCGAGCCTCGCAGTAGCCCAGGTTCCACCCACGTTGACCTCGGATGAAGTCTGGCGGGAGGCACTGGTGGCCTTGGTGACCTGCGCGGTGATCGGCTCCGGGGTGGGGGCCGCGAGCGCGGGGGCCGCGGCGGCTGCGACGGCGAGGCCCATTGTGATGCCGAGGCCTGCGAGCGTGTACTTGGTGGTGTTCTTGGTGTTCATCGTTAATTCAGTCCGTTTCGGTGTCGAGGGTGAGGTCTAGGGCGTTGATGCGGGCGTCCTGGATGAGGCGCCGCACCTTCGGGTCGGTGCAGGGGCGGGAGGGGTGCTTGATCCACCAGGTGGTGGAGTGGAGCCATTCGATGGTTGTGAGGGTCACGGGTGGGCCTCCTCGTCCTGGTTGGTGGCTTCGGCGGCGGCGGCCTGTGCGGCGTATTCGGCGAGGGACCTGTCGAATAGCGCGTTCATGACGTCGTCGGGGTGGAGGGCGACCATGAGGCCGGCGATGGTCAGGTCGCGGATGCATTCGGGCATGAGGGCCCATGCGAGGCGGTGGTGGAGGCCGTGGAGGCCGTGGTGGCCGCGGACGAGCTGGTCGATGTCGTCCTTGTACTTTGCGGGGATGAGCATTTCGGCAGTCACTTCGTGGCCTCCTGGTCTTTGTCGATGAGGTCCACCAGGTTGCTGAATTCGTCGCCGAGGATGAGGAGGGCCCGTTTGACGTGTTCGCGGGCCTCGGGGGCAGCCGCTGTCATGTCGATGATTCGCACTGCGTCACTGATGCGGGTCTGCTCGCGGATGAGCGCGCCGCTGATGATGAGTTCTTGACGCTTGGTGAGCGTGTTACCGTTGATCTGCACGATTGGGTTCCTTTCCTGGGTCGTGCGTGGGTCTCGCGGGGTGGCAGCCTCGCGGGGCCCGTTCTTTTCTTGTTGGTTACGCGGCCTTGCGGGCTGCGCGTGTGGCGGCTGCCTTTCGGGCTGCCTGGCTTCGGGGACTGCGTGCGGTGATCCTGCCTTCGGCGGGGGCGGCGGCGTGCTGGGCTTGGTAGGCGGCGAGCGCGTCGGCGGGGATACGCCACCCGGCCCGGCCTCGTTCGTTCCACGCGGTGATCTGTCCGTCGCGGATGCGGCGGCGGACGGCGGCGGGGGAGAGCCTGAGCATGTCGGCGGCCTCGGCGAGGGTGAGGACCTGTATCACGCGGCCTCCTCGGTCCGGGTTTCGACGTCGGCCATGAATCGGCTCGGCGTCTCGTAGCCGAGTGCGGCGCTGATGGCGGCGAGCTCGCCTAGCGTGAAGTCGCTCTCGCCTGAGAGTTTGCGCGCAAGCGTTGTTCGGGAAATCCCGACCTGCTTGGCAAATTCGCGGACCGATACCCCGTCGCTGTTGATCCGCGCGTTCAGGGCAGTTTGCACTGCGTTCAATGGCGTTCCTCCTTCCTGGGGTGGCCCATTTGTGGGCCGCATATGAGTAACCATACTGGCCCAAAAGTGGGCCAGTCAAGTCGAAACGCGAAAAATGCGGGCACAATGTCCCTACCAGGTGGCCCGTTTCTGGGTCATAATGGGGCGCATGAGTGTCACAGCATTTGAGCCCCACGACTTCGAGCAGGCCGTCGCCGCCGCCCTTCGGGCCGAAATGTGCCGTCAAGGCGTTTCGCAGCGCACGCTTTCAACTCGGTCGGGAGTGTCACGCTCGCGGCTGATGCGAGTTCTAGCCGAGGATGGTCAGACCGCGCCCATGACAGTCACGGTCCTAGAAGCGCTGTGTCGCGCGCTCGGGGTATCGATGACGCGCATCCTCGCCGACGCTGAAACCATGCTCGCCACCGGCCGGGCATAAAACAGACCCCACCAGGCAGGCGCCCAGGTGGGGTCTCGCGCGTTTAGAACGCCCGTGCGCGCGGGCAAGCCTCGGAGCCATCCGGGGGTCAATATGTCGGCGCTTCTGTGAGCATACCATAGCGGCCCACTATTGGGCCAGGTGGGCGAAAAAGCCGCCGCCCTCGCAGTGACATTCCCGATCATCTGCAGGGGCGGCGGGATTTGCGCATGTGAGGCCAGCGCAGGTGGCCGGGCCTCTCGCGTCGGGGCGCGGTTTGCCCAATAATGGCCCCGGTCATTTGTGCATGAAAGCAGAGGCCCGACCGGGGATCTATTGCCCCTATTCTACCTCGGCGCGCCCACATCTGCGTA